CATTGTTAAATTATTCACAGGTGTGCTACACCACCCAGCATGGATAGTATAGCACACCTGATCGCGTTTGTCAACTCTGTTTTGTCGCGTTACTCGCCAGCCATGCGCGGAACTCGTCGGAAGCGGTTGCACCCGCGGGGAACGTAATGGTTTGCACGGCACGGCTGCTATCTGTCCATGTATTGTTAGAGAACTGATACACCGAATAAAACGTTGAAGCATTCAGGAAAAACCCAACCGTACTTGTTGGCTCGTAACCGATATTGATTTTGTATCCCGTAAAGTTGCCTTGCGGCGTTGCGCCTTGGTAACTAATTACTTCGCTAATAGCCGCCCCCGTTGTGGATGGATACAACCTCTTATTCAGCACCCACGTCCCGGCCAACTCCGGCAACTCCTGCGCTTCCCGGAAACACACGATACCGGAACCTCCAGCCCCCCCTGCTAACCAGCTAAATGGCACAGCTTCGGATGAAGTTTTTGCATAGTAAACACCACCGCCACCGCCACCACCGGTATTTGCACCGCCAGCAGCCGCCGCTTGGTAAGGATTGTAGCGACTACTACTCCATGCTCCAGAACCGCCACCACCGCTACCGCCGCTACTAACTACCGGTGTGGTTCCATAAAGATATCGCCCTCCGCCGCCGCCGCCGCCGTACAGTTTGCCACCGGCTTCTCCAAATTCTCGCGTTGTATTTCCTTGTCCTGCTCCACCTTTGGGTGTGTAGCTACCATAGTATCCATTTTCGCCATTGCCGCCGTTACTTCCACCAACCCCCCAATCGGAATTATCTGTAACGCCACCACCGCCGCCACTTCCGCCAGCTCGGCCCTCTGTGCTCCGTTTAGTGCTTACTCCTTCCGTTGCTCCACGATTTACATACCCGGATAGACCCCCTAATGCGCTTAGAATATTGCCAAATGACGTTGTTTCTCCGCGAAATTCCTCCGTGGAAGTGGAAACCTCCTGAGAACCAGCTCCAATGGTTACGTTTATGCTTCCTTGGACATTTACATTTTTTGCGGTGCTGGTCAATCCGCCGCCGCCACCGCCATAGCCTTCTCCACTTCCCGGTGCCATTGTAGTGCTGATACGTACCTCACCACCACGTCCACCACCGCCGACGCAAAACACGTCAATGACCATCGGTTCGAGGAACACAATGGTTCCACTCGTCAGCAGTTCCACCACGCCATCGTCCCGGATATTATACTCCCCGGTATACGTGAACTTTCCCAGTACGCCACCCTTGGCACAGAACCCATAATGTGTATTCACAATAGCCATGTACAATACTCCTTTCGAATGATACCCGCGCATATCCGCCCCGGCCGCCGTGGTACGCATACCCAATAGACGCCGCCCGCCCACTATTCACACATTTAGCCGACGATAATCACCGTCATCACAACGGGCGTCTCCGGCAACTTACTTGCCGTAAACGTCAGACTCGCGTTGCCCTGCGCAGTACACCGAACCTGTGCGGCCACCGCCGCGCCCCAACTCCCCGCCGCGGGGCCAATGACCAGATTGCTTGCGGCAGTCACACCGGCCACGCTCACACTCTGGGTATACAGCTCACCGGAACTGCTCCAAAGCCCTGTATTCAGAGTCACATTCTGGCTGGTGCTTTTCTTCGCCGTCTCGTCCGCCACGGCGAAATAACTCGCAGGGTGCCCGTCCAGCGTAGCCGCGTCCAGAGAACCCGCGCCGGCCACTGTGTATACCGTCATCTGCGTACCGACCAGACAGGCCAGCACATTGGAATTGATCACGAATGCGCCCGCGCTCAGACCAGAGCCATCCGGGAGCGTAGCCGTCACGGCCTGACCATCCACCGTGAACGTATCGCCAGCCGCAAAGGCCGCCGTAGCCACAAACCGGAACATTGGACTTTTACCACCCTGTCGCGTCAGCGTCTGCACCGTGCCGACCTTGCTGTGTGTAGCCGTGCAGATTGCCGCCTGCTGGTTGTTGTACATAGCCGTGTCAATGGCGTCCATGTTCGGATTGTCGATTGTCAGGTGGTTATAGAGATCATCACCGGTCGGCTTCTTGAGATTGAAATGAGTGGTAGTAGTAGGCATAGTATAAATCCTCCTTCTTTACTTAACCAGACTCGCGCCATGGTTAATCAGATTGAAATAGGTGATCTGCAACGCGGACAGCTGCGCGTAGGTCTTGCCCTTGCCGGTGAGCTGACTATAGGTCAGCGAGTCAGTCATATGCAACTGCGCCAGAGTATCAAACATCTGCTGGACCGTCACACTGGTGCCGTCAAAAGGATTGATAACCGTAAAGTTACGGATATCCTGCGACAGCTCGTCTTTCAGCCGAATATTATTTTCCGCAATATTCAGCAACACGAACTGCTGTAGCCCAACCACGCTATCCTGCAATGCCTGTTCCAGCTCCGCAATTGCCGCCGTATGCACGTCCAGCTCGTCCTGAAAACTCGCCAGCGTCTGGGTCTGTGCGTTAATACTGGCATTTACCGCGTTCTGAAACCTCTGCATTTCCGCATTGATCTGACTCTGAATAGTCACGATCTGCTGAGACAGTGCCGCTATCTGCTGGTCAAAACTGCCCTGATACTCGGCGATCGTCTTGACCTGCTTGAGTATCCAGTCCAAATTGAGATCATGCAGATTAGAATAGGGGAATACTTCAAAAGCCATGTTCTCACCTCCTAATACACCAGCAGACAAAACCGCCTTTTGAACTCCCCGGTGATAATGTCCACCATATTATACTTGGCTCGCATTTCCATTTCCTCGGTGATCATCTGTTGGTTGGTAGTCACGCCGATATTTCCGTGCAGATGCCCGGAATGTGTCCCGGAACCCTTACTGGTCGCACGGTCCGCATTCGCCATTGTGGAGTCATTATACGCGGCCACCTGCGAACTCGCTTCGCTGGTATTCCCGTCCGTCCATTCTTCGTATCGGTCATAATTCTCAACAGGGCTGTAGCTGGCCGTAAGCGCGTCCTGCATTCTATTCCAGCTATTCTGAGAAAGGCCGCTCCAAATGGAGATTGCCGTCTTCATAGTATCCGGATTAGAATAGAGGACCTCCAACTCCGCGCAATCCATCAGAATGTTATTGACCACCGTTTGTTTGTCCACTCCAGCGGGGACGGTCATAGGGTCAAATAGCGTATTATCCCACTGATACAGCCCCAGAATAGACAGACTACTTTCCATCTTCGTCCACCTCCCCGCCGTCCTCCGGCTTCTCGACCACCGGCTGGAAACGCCAGTCGACCGACAGCTCACCGCCCAGCGACTCACCAAACATGCGCTTCACGCGTTCGCAACCGTCCTGCAAGGACTCCAACCACAACGCGCACTTGGAATAGGTCTCCACATTATTCGCGTTGATCTCGTCCACAACAGCCCTCTCGCGCTTCTCCGTGTTGGCATTCGGTATACCGATATCCGTGGCGAATTGATTTTCAATCTGTCGCAGAAGTGACAGGCCGTCCCCGGCTATGAAGTTCTGCCGCAAATTCTGTTCAAACGCTTCCCACGCCTTGGAGCCATCCGGGAGCATGAGCGCCTTGTCCACCACGACAGCGGGCTCGCCGCCGGCGATCTTGTCGTACAGCTTCTTGAAGCTTTCCGCCGCCGCCTTATTCCCGGACGTGAACACGTAAGACAGCTTTGAATTGACCACGTTCATGGATACCATTTCAGACGTGAGCGCCATCAGCTCCGCGTACTGTGCCACCATATCCATAATGCCGCCGAAATCCGGCTGAAGCTTGAGCAATTCGCACGTCTCGCCAATTCTCGCCTCAATGCTTCGGTTAATCAGCGAATTGGCAATGATCGCCCGCGTGGGCTGATAGAACACGCCGTAACCGGCCAGCCCGCACATTTGCGGAATAACGCCGAAACGGTCCGTATTGAACACCGCCACCACACCCCAGCAGTACAGAGAATATAGCAGATAGTCCCTGTTCCAGTGTTCCGGTAGCTTCCACTTAAACACCGACATCGCTTTCTGCAGCAGATAGCGCTTGTAGTAGTGTACAAGCTGTGTGTTCTGGCTATGGACCGTAGAGGGGGAGACCTCCGACAGCACAATATTCTGGTGGTCGTAGAATACCGGCGCGCCGCCGTAACTACTCATAGAAAAAACCTCCCTCCAAATACGCTTTAATGCTCCGCAACTCGCTCTCCGTAGCGGGTGCCAGTATGTCACCATCCGCCGCCTGAATGTAACCGGACAACGTGGAGACCTTTACCAGCTTACACAGCGGTCTGCCACGGTGCTGTACATCTTCATCGGTGGCGTAGGTGAATGTTGCCAACAATGCGGGAGTGATTTTCGTCATAGCGCGGCTGGCGTTGGTGCCGCTGGTCGCGACCGCCGTAGAGTTCTCCACAGGCAGGCCCACCACTTCGCCAATTTGCGTAATGGCGGAACGTGCCGCTTGCACGACCTCCCCCAACAAACCGCCGCCAGCTTGAGCACGATTGGCAATGGAGGACAACAAACCTGCTGATACCTGAGAAAGCTGTACGGGGCACCCCACAGGCGCTTCCAAGAAAATAATAGGCTCGGCGCGATTATTCGCCGTTACTTTCAGCATTCCGGTCCCGTCGGCAATATTCGTCCAAATCTCCACTTCCAGACTGGTACTGTCTATAATCAGGGCGGGCGGAATTTGCACCAGTCCGAAACAAGGCAACTTGAGCGCATAAGCGGAAAACGCCCCGGAATTCATGTACTTGCCGCGTGCCGCGGCTTGCGGGTGCTTCGGAATAGTGAGCGTGCCGGAAAACATAGGTTTAGAGCTGGACGCTTCAAACTGAAACGCTTTACTACTCATCGTCCACCAGCCCAGTGTGATGGGCGACGTGCCTCCCATGGTCTGAATATCGAACGGGAACCACTTAGCGGATACAAAATACTGCAACGGATTAAAATTCCGCTTTTCGGCCTCGTCCACTACGCCCGCATATTCGCCGGTTCCGAAAATTTCATTTGTGAAATTCGCCCATATGGCGGTATTCATAGCCCAGTAAGTAACGGCACCGCCTGTCCGGCCCGCAATACCGACAACATAAGTGCCTTTAACACCGTCATAATTCCACGGCTCCTGATCACTCCCCGCCAGCGTAAACGCTTTCTGCACCACGTCCAATTTCGCCGTGGTGGGGTATGCCATATCGATAACAGAGCCGTCCGACTGTGCCGCAGAACGTAACACATAGAGCGTGCTGTCTTCGATATAGCTTTTCCAACTGGCCAGCACATCAACAGCGCATTCCGCCTCCCACAAGCCGCGGGAATAGGTCCACTCGTTGACGAAATAGAACCGATCCACGGAGGGCACATATACATAATTATATACGCTCACCGCGTCCCCGGTTGCCAGCCGCAACGTGGGAGACAGGACGGAAAACGGAGTATTTGCAAGGCATTCATACTCTTTCCCGGCCCCTGTCGGCTGTTTCGTGCTCCGGTCGTATTTTTCGATTGTATAGAGTCTGACTTTAAAGCTCATATACTTTCCTCCAAAGGGAGACCGGTTGCCCGGTCTCCCTTAACGCCGTTAGTCCAGCAACAGGACGCAGGCTTTCTCGGTATTGTCGGAAATGGTCTTGAACGTGGAATGATAAAACTCATTCCAGTAACCACCGCGTGCGTTGAACGGAGTGGGCTGCGCCCAATCGTTCACGATCGCGTAGCCCAGCGCGTCCCGATCATGGATAACACCGAAAATGCCTGCTTTCTCCACATGTTCCGCCGCCCCCACCTGCTTCAACGCGCCATTGGTGTCGGTATACACCGGGGCAATTTCGATGGTGTCGGGCGTCTCGATATTCTGCCAGAAATTCACCGCGTCATAGGTCGCATACTGGAGATAGTTGTCATTGTAGGTGTCGGACAGAACCATCGCGTTCATCTGGTCCATAGCGGGCGCATAGAGAGCGATACGCAGATTTTCCGGGTTGGTATGCCGCAGAACCGGCTTCGCGTTGATAACAGTTTGGAACATCTGGGAACGCTCCGCGAACATCCGGGAAATCGTCTTGATCCGCGCATACACCCAGCGCATAAAGGGCGCAAAGTTGGAGGGCTGGTAAACACTCTGCGCGGTCAGAGACAGGCCAGTGACCGCGTTGTAGTCGGTCAGAAGATGGATAACGCGACTCGCGTTACCCTCGGACAGCAGGCCGCCGATAAAGTTTGCCTGAATGCCGCGGCCAATGCTTTCTTTGTAGCTCTCGCGGTCATTCATACGATCTGTCATGCACATGGCGTTGTAGCGGCTGAACTCGTCCGCGCTCTCAAAGGCGGCGTCGAACTGATCGCGGAACATGGTGTAGTGCTGTTCATACACAGCAGTACCATAGAAGTTGGTCTGAAGGGTCTCCTGCTTCTTAATGGCATACATGTCCACGCTCTCGCCGTTACCCAGAGGATTACCGGTCTTTGTCGCGTCATAGGCCACGGGATACTTATAGCGGTCATCGTCCACCATCTCGCCACTGACGGGGGACAGCTTCCGCAGGGCGTTACCATAACGGGGCATATCCATCATCAGGGAGTCCATGGGCGTCCTGTAGTCGCGCACAGAGAAGATGGTGCGGCTCCAAATCTGGGAGATCGCATTGATAACAGGATCATAGCCCGTTTTCAGCGCGGTCTGTGCCACCGCCACAAAATCCTGTGGCGTAGTGATCGCGGTAATCGCTTCCTGACCGGTAGCCTGCTTGACAATATCGGTCAGAACGGTTGCCGCCTGGGAAAAGGTCATGCTATTCATATTGTATTTACCTCCTTATTATTTCTCCCCGTGCTTCGGCGGGGCGATAATACTTGAGAGAATGTCCTGCGCGCTCTGTGGCGTGGGCGGGATAAGCTCCGCGCTCTGCCTGTTCTGCGCCTGCATTGTCTGCTTCAACGTCTGCATTTCTGCAAGGATCGCGGACAACTGGTCCGGGGTCTGCTGTACCGTCGCGGGCTCCTGCTGGACCGGCGCCGTGGTCTGCTCCTGCTGGACCGGTGCGGTTTCCGCCTGCGCCATCTGCGCGATCTGCTGGGCGGTGAACCCTGCACGGGCCAGCGCGATAATATCCGAATAATTCATATTAACCCTCCATTAAACTTGTCAGCGCGTCCATAAAGCCGCGCGGCGTGGTCTCTATACCGTCTACATACCAGCTAAAGCCGTCGGACTTGGAATAATCCAGTCCGAACCGCGGCGCCCCGGTTTCCCGGTCGTCATGGTCCGGCTCCACGTAAGTCTTACCGAACCACTCACAGAGCGCCTTTGTGTCGGCCCGTGCAATATCCTCCATGTGGGTATGGAACCACGCAGCGTCCTGCGCGTTGTCGTGGAATACGTGCTCCTGATAGATACAGACTCCGGTGGTGTTACGCAGCTCCGCCAGATTGCCGCCGTAGCCGCTGGGCCGGGGTATGCACTTCACCGTGCCTGGGTAAATCTCTCTGCGATACTTGGCGAACAGTTCGCAGAGCTTTTTACCGTTCGCGCTGTATGCGTAATACATGGGATGGTAGCCGCAGGCGGTACCGTTACTGCTGGCGTTTGTGTGACTTACGAAATGAACGCGGGCGTTCAGCTTATTGCTTTCGGCAATAGCTTTGTTCATCAACGCTGTGCCGTTCTCGTTGGACATGGGGACACGGCGCGGGCCGCGCGCATAAGTGATCTTGTTGGCCAGCAAGAACTTTTCCAGCACGTCCAGATACTCGTTGTTGTGCAGGGTCTCATAGCAGGGCTGACCGTCTGGCCGGTGATAACAGCAGTTGTTCTGCCGGTGATATGCCGGGGACAGATAAACGTCAATCGGCATTGTCTTCATCCTTTCTTAAAATCGTAGAAATGGCGGGAGTGTACGGCTTGATATTCTCAATGATGCTTCCCACTTCCATTAAAATACAGTAGCAGGCGCCGGCGCGGAATGTGGGCAACTCGAACGTGATACCCAGCATGGGAGCCGCATATTCCACTCCGTACAGCAGGCCCAGCACCATCAACTCGCCCGCCTTGTGGAAAAGGCCCTGACGCATGACAGAGGACTTAAAGTCTTTTTCATAAAGGGACTTGACCAGCCCGGTCAGGATATCGGCCAGAATAAAGGCCAAAACACAAAGCAGGTATACTTTCATGGTGTGAACCTCCAATTATAATATGATAGGGCGGTGGGCTCATGCACCGTGCCCGGTGCGCGTCCTCGCTTCCGGCGATTGCATATGGACACCCACCGCCCATCTTGTGATAAGTATAGCGTATGGTTTAGGCTTTGTCAAGCTTTTTTTCTGATGCATCCAGTGTGAGCATACGCGCATACACGTAGTTGTATGCCTGACACATTCCGCACTGTTCCGCCGTGGGATTTGGAATGCCAGCGAACTCCTCTTGTCCGCGCTCCAGCTCCGCTTTCAAATTCTCCCAATTGCTAATCTTTGCCATTGTCAACCTCCTAACTAAAATACTTGGTAAATAATATCTCGCAGACAGTTTCCTCGAAAATAACCTGCTGTGTAATATACGCTTGCCATATCCAACGATAGAGAGTCTTGACACGCTTCATATCATTCTGGCCGGTGCCGTAGGTGGGAGGACTCCCTTGCTTGTGCGTGGACACGTAGAGCGTGTGGCGGGACTTGTGACGGTAGACTGTGATTTCGCCAACGGATACGACCGGGGACAATTCCTTTAACGGAAGTTTGCCGGTGAACTCGCCCCATTCCTCCGGGGGCTCATTGTCCAGTGCCGCTTTGGCGTAATCGCTCTCGCGGCCCAGAAAACGATAAAGGGCCGTGTCTGCTTTCTTTTCGCCCATCGGAGAGTCTTTCAGGACGATCAAGAGCAGAGACCTGGCCGGGTCTGTGTAGACCATCGTGCCGTTCTTTTTCATTTTCTCCACGCGAGAGACAAGATTTAGATAGCACAAAAGGTCGGCGCCGGAATTGTTACTGTTTCCGATGCATACCAGCTTCACCGGTTCATCACCCTCTAATTCGCGGTTGCGGTTAATCGTCTCGTATGCGTCCATCAGTGCCGCGCCCTCGTCTCGTATTTTGGACTCGTAGAGCTTCGGTATGCATTCCTCAAATAAGATGGTGCCGATATCGGAACCGTCAAAACCGCGTAAGTTGGCGAATGTGGAAACCGCCGCCGCATATCCCAGAAGATCGCCGGTATTATCATCATAGAACCCGGCGGTCTGCTTTGATAGGCTCTTAACATCTGTGACCGTGTGACGCACTGCGTCCAGCTTCTTAAATGGGGAGAACTCCGGCTTTGCCACAATATCAATTTGCGTTTGCAAGCGGCGAAAGTACATGAACCGGTCTCCTTTGGTGGCGCGTTTCCGTAGATAGTCCAATGCGCCGAACGTCTTACCGGTGCCACGACCTGTCAGGACCATAATGAAATGGTACGGACTGGATATGATCTTCTCCATATCCAGATATCCGTTAGGTGCAAATATTTTCATTCGGTATTCACCTGCTTCTGAAACTCGCAGAGAATAAACCCCGCCGTGGCGCTGGCCGCTTTGACGCCAGAGGGGAAAGCCACCTGCGTGGCTCCCCTCTGCGTCTCGGTCACTCTCCCGACGATTTGGCCGAACTCGGGAACTTCCAGCACGAATGGGTAGGAAATACCCGTGCGGCCCATTTTAATGTTTTCAGTCAAAAAAGTGACCGTCATGTTGATACCTCCTTAAAAGAACTCGTCCATAGAGCTGTCGCGGTATTCCTCGGCGGAGTAGGCCCACGCGGAAATCCACAGCACCTTCGCTTCGGCTTTCTCCTTCATGGTCTCGGTGCCCACTACCTCGCCGGTGGCGGGGTCAACCTTGTTATCCTCGACAGTGCGCGTGTACTTCTCAGTGGACAGGTTACACCCGTCCTGCATGAGGTCAATGTTGCAGGGGAACTGCTCGGGCTCTCCGCAGTCGCGCTGGAACTTGGCTTTCACCTTTTCCCCGTTCGGCAGGGTGGTGAAAAAGGTCTTGAACTCGCGTCCGTCCTTGGTCTTGCGGGTCTTTGCGAAAATGGTCAGGGTCAGTGTCTTGCTCATAATGTACTCACTTTCTCCCCGTATATGTCCGGTAGGACAGACAAATTAAACTTACTACTTCATGTGATTATGGTAGCATGTCTGCTACAAATTGTCAACAGAAATTTTGCATATTTCTAACAAATTTCTGTATTCATCCGTTAGAGAGACCGTGTACGTGCTGGGCCGTATGCAGATATTAGGGGACATTTCGATTTTATGTCCGTTTAGAATGCGCTCTGCGTATGGCGTGGAGTCATTGTACACACTCTCGGTGCCGCCTGCGTCTATGAATGTAAAGCCCTCGCGGAATGCTTCAATCCCACCGCGGCGGGAAAGCTCCGCGCCGCCTTTCTTTTTGTTGACTCCCGCAATGGTGACTTGGAGCTTACCGTCCGCGTGTTCAAATACATACTTCTTTGCACCCAACGTCTTAAATTTGGTGTAGGGCTCTTCGTCCTCGAATACGCCCATATAGTGGCGTTTCCCGTGTGGGTCGGTGGCGTATGCGCCACTCTGGGCGCTGGCCCGGACGCGCTTACGGTTATAGGCCGTCCAATCCACCTCGCCCAGATATTTACAACTGTCGGTGTCCACATAGACGCATTCGTGGCCGCATAGGTCGATACCCTCTTGAAGACGGAGACGCGCCCACGCTGTTATCCAGACGCCCCACTGATAAGCAAGGAATGCGTGTTTGGAGAATTCCGCAAGCAGACTTTCGGGCGCGGCGTCATCCTCGGTAAATTCGCCGGTACCCTCGTGGTAAATAATATCTTGCTTAACCGGGTCTTGCGCCATCATGCCGTAAATACCATTCAGTAGATTTTTGGATTTGTCATAAAGTAACTGCTGGCCGTCCACGCCTTTCAGGCTGGTTTTCTTGGTGTAATAGTCTATTGTGTTCACGATCAGAGCGCGAGGTAAATAGCCGTAATGGCTCCAATAGGCTTTCGTCACCTGCACGTCAGAAAATTCATATTGCTTTTTGATAATACGCCAGTCAATATCGGTGACGGTCATTTCAATAAAGTCCGCGTTCAAAACACGGCCATTGTCATTACCGGACCTGACACAGGCCGCGCACTTCGCAACGCTGATATAGGGGAAACCGTTGTAAGGGTCGGAAAGCTCCACGTCATGGAGCAAGATAGTGAAGACCAGCGCGCGGCGGTCTTTCATCATTTTCTCAACTTTCCATATATCAGGGTTAATGATCTCCCGGAATTTGGTCATAGGGAATTTACAATTACAAATCACGTCCGGGTAGCTGCTGGACCGGTCAGCGGACTTTACATTTTCAAGTATCATGCCGGAATAATATCTATTGGCGTGTGTGTTACCGCCGCGGAACGCCTTGCGGAGTATCTTGTAAATGTCATAGTCCGGTAGAATTGTCTTGACCACCTTGCCGCTGTTCCGCATAGCGCGCTTACTATCAGTACGAACGTAACCGGTAGATGTGAGCGGGATTTTATAAAGATTGTCGCTGTCGCGCTCCATTTCGGCGCGGTAGGCTTCAACCATACCCACCACGTCATTGGTGATATACGCAAGCTCCGTGTCGGAAAGCGGTGTGTCAGGATAACGCATAATATCGTAATTGAAATCCTCGCCGGAAAGCTTGCCGTGCTCCACGCCCATTTTGGCCGTCCATGTGGCAAGGGACATATTGGAGTGGAGCATGGTACAGCGAAATTCAAGCTTGCCGTTCATAGTGGCTTTGAGAACGCGCCGAGACTTAACCGCAAATACTTCATCAGTTTTCCATTCGTGAACGGCACGTAGGAATTGGAATTCGTATGACAAATTGTGAACCAACACCACCAGCATGGCGTTATCAAGCACCGCCTCGATCTGCATTATGAAAAGACGGAGCTCGCGCCATGTGCGGCCGATGACAACGCCCACCCCCTCAAAGTACCATTGCCAGACGTACATAAAAGATTGATCTTCGGCGGGAATGCGGGTTGTTTCTATGTCAAATCCAGTCAACATCTGCTTGTATACGCGCCGGGCTGTGGTGCCCTGATTGCCTACACTACGGCGCTCGATATCACAGTTTTTAATTGTGGACAGCGGGAAGTCTGCCGTAGTGTAGTATTGCATGATTAATAACCTCTGTTTCGTAAGTCGGCGGAAGATACGCGGGAACTTTCAGCCCTGCGTGTGGCTTCTGCCTGCTCCGCACGTTCGCGCCGAAAACGCTGAAAATCCTCAAACGCTTCACGAGTGTTCTGCTTCGCCTTGGCCTGTTGCGTCGGTGTCTTCTTTTTGTACTGCTCCATCTGCTTAAACTGCTTGGCGAGTTCATCAAGATCGTACGGGTCGGGATTGTTCTCTTTTACCCATTCCAAAAAATAACCCCATTCACCTACATTGTTTTTGTTAATGAACGTGAAACCGTAAACATCGCGCCATGTCTGGACTGTGCGACGCTCATATTCGCGCATACCCTGCACAGTAGAAGTGGCGGAGGATAGAAACCGAGCCGCGTCCCGCATAGCATGGGCAAGCTCTGTTTTGTTCATGTGAGAACCGCCACGGAACCGGCCTTTATTGGTTAGGTACTGCGCGCTATTGACATACTCGGAGTTTTTCAGCTCTTTCATGCGGTACAGCGCTTCTGTTCGCATTCTATTGTATTCTGCTAATAATTCCTTACGGGTGTGAGTCTCCCGCATATCAGAAACCAGTGAATAGGCCGCAATATCATATGAGAACTTGAACGGCCTGCGTCTTATCGCTCGCGCCATGTGCAAACCACCTCCCGCATTTGAATAAAGGCCCATTTACCATCAGGCATTGCGTCTACGATCTGTGCCAGCGTGGGCGGGCAGTTCCCGGAGTGACGCCAGAAGTAAAACGCCCCGTTTTTGTGCTGGAAAACAACTTCCCATGTTCTGTTATCGGACATCTATATACCTCCTTGTTATGTACGGGACCGGAAACTTGCGTATCTCAATCGGCTTTTCATAGATCGCGGACATTACGCGGGCCCGCTGTATTGCGTCCTCAAGTGACCAATAACGCTTCGGCCTGTAATCCCCATCACAGACGAACTGGCCGGACGGATGAACCACCCGGTAATATGTTTTAGACATGGTATCACCTCCTATTGTTATTGTACAGCAGCGACGAGCTGGACGCAAGGAAAGTTTTTCAATTCTGCTATCACTTGTTTTAATATCTGGTATAAGCGAATTTGATATTGACAGCGCGCCTTGTTTATGGTATACTACACATAATAGAGGTGATAGCCCTCTGTGAATAATTTAACAATGTGTAGCACATAATAGAGGTGATAGCCCTCTGTGAATAATTTAACAA